ACATGGCCGAGTGCGAAGACCTTATTGAGCTGTTCCAGATGACCTTCCAGGAAGGCGAAGCCTTCAAAGCCTTGTGGCGTAAAGGTCAGATGCGAATTGGTAAAGGCAAACCGGGTGACACACTTATTCGCAACTCTGAAAAGGTCTATCACTTTGGTGGTCGTATGGTTGCCATGGAATCATGAGACAAGGAATGCGCTCATTAATCAACGTGCTTATGCAACTGGCTTCCGTACTTTGGTGGTGTATCCCTCATTTTACGGAAGTTGTATATAAGTACACACCCGCCACACGCTTTGAACGCGACAAATTCCAACACATACCTCCGGGTACTGCCGTGGTTTTAACACGTCGAGAATACCTGATCGTATATGAAGTGTTGCATGTGTTTGGCGTGCATTGCTTTGCAAAACCTCTACGAACTTTCCGAATATAAGTAACGGGACTCCGTTATTTATTTACACATTCTTAAAGGAATCACCATGCGTAAATACATCAACGGACGTAATGTCCCGTTGTCCATGGCCGTGTTTCTCGCTCATGACGACTACGATTATGAGGAAAACACCATCTCGGCAACGAAGCTTATCAAACCCCTTCGCCAGATAATTCTGGCCGACAGGGTACCCGCCAACGATGCCCTTGTGGATATCAGTGGTTTGGTCAAGTCCCGTATGGGCCAGGCCATACACGATGCCATTGAGCGGGTATGGCTCAACCACAAAGACACCGCCCTTGCCGCACTGGGTTACCCAGCCCGGGTCATTGAGAAAGTCCGGGTGAATCCGGATTTCGACACCTTAGAAGAAGACGACATTCCGGTGTACGTCGAGATCCGGTCGTACAAGGAAGTACGTGGTTACCAGCTATCAGGCAAGTTCGATATCGTGGCGGACGGTCGGGTAGAAGACTTCAAGTCGACCTCCACCTTTGCCTGGAACTCGGACAGTAAGATCCTGGATTACAAGCTACAGGGGTCTATTTACCGCTGGCTCAATCCAAAGATCATCACGCAGGATCAGATGGCCATTAACTTCCTGTTCACCGACTGGCAACAGGCCCGCGCTGCAAACGATCCAACGTACCCACAGACTGCCGCCCCACAAAAGCTTATTCCCCTGCTCTCCCTCGAAGAGACGGACAACTACATCAACGGCAAGCTCAGTCAGTACGAGCGCCTGAAAAACGCACCACAGGAAGAACTACCCCTGTGTACGGACGATGAGTTGTGGCGTAAGCCGCCACAGTGGAAGTACTACAAGAACCCGGAGAAGACCGCCCGAGCCACCAAGAACTTTGACAACAAACAGGATGCGTACCTGCGCCTGGCCAAAGACGGTGGCAAAGGTCTGGTTATTGAAAAAGGCGGTGAAGTCATGGCTTGCAAGTACTGCCCCGCCTTCCCCATTTGCACCCAGAAAGACGACCTCATTGCTGAGGGGTCACTGAAACTATGAGGCCTCAATATGGATATTAATTTCAAAGAACTCAAACATCACCCGATGTCGGAGAAGATTGTCCAGGTCATGCAAGACCGGACACAGACGGACGAGTCCCTGTTCTACCGCCTGATGGTGGCCAACCACTTTGCCATGGCCGCCGCTCAGATGCGGTGTGACATGCGTATGCCGGAAGGCAACAAGGTACCGGTCAACATGTACAGCGTGGAACTGGCGCCTTCCAACTTTGGTAAGAGCCGGACCGCGGCCATCATGACCGACGAAGTCTTGAACCAGTTCTCCCGGACGTTTGTGGATCAGACGTTTCCGATCCTGTCCGAAAAGTACATCGACAAACTCGCCGTAAAGCGGGCCAACCGGCGTGCCACGGATCCAGATGAAGAACGTGAAACCCTGGTGGGCGAGTACAACCGTGCCGGCCCCCTGCTGTTCTGCTTCGATTCCGGTACCGCACCCGGGGCCAAGCAATTACGTCACAAGCTGCTGCTGGCAGACGCGGGCGCCTTGAACCTGATCGTGGATGAGATTGGCCTGAACATGGGCAAGAACTCGGAAATGATCGACCTGTTCATGGAGCTGTACGACGGTAAAACCGGCAACGCCCTGAACAAAAACACCAAAGAGAACCCACGTAACGCGGAACTCAAAGGGGTCACGCCGGCCAACATGCTGCTGTTCGGAACGGATAACAAGCTGTTTGACGGTGGCCTGATGGAAGCCGCCTTCCTGTCGCTGCTGAAGAGTGGTTACGCCAGACGGTGCTTCTTTGCCTACGTGGATGAGAACGTCAAGAAGAAAATGGTCGAAGCCTCAGAAGCCCTGGAACGGGCCAAACGGGCCTCGGACAGCACGGTACTGGAAGAAGTCTCAGACCACGTGCACCGCTTGGCGGATATCATCAACAACCGTAAGACGTTGCTGATCCCGGATGCCACGGCCAAGCTGATGTACGGCTACAAGGTCAACTGCGAGAAGCGAGCCATGAAGCTCAAGCGTGCCCAGAATCTTGAGAAGACCGAGATGGAATCGCGCTTCTTCAAGACCATCAAACTGGCGGGCGCCTACGCGTTCATTGACGATGCCATTGAAATTTCAGTGGCCCATCTGGAAGCGGCGATCAAGGTCGCAGAAGAATCCGGGGAAGCGTTCATGCGGATGCTCAGTCAGGATAAGCCTCACGTCAAACTGGCCAAGCACATCGCAGACCTGCAGGAAAACGTCACCCATTCGGATCTGACGGAAGACCTGTCGTTCTACCCACGTGCGGCAAACCAGCGTGCAGACATGCTGACACTGGCAATCTCCTGGGGATACAAGCACAACGTCCTGATCAAGAAAGAGTTCACGGACGGGATTGAATTCCTCCGTGGCGAAACGTTGGAGGAGACCGATATGGACAACATGATCGTGTCTTACTCGGACGACATTGCCACCGGCTACGCCAACGAGACGCCTTCGTGGGACCAGCTACACATCCTCACGCAGACGTCAGGCTACCACTGGGTCAACCACCATCTGGAAGGCGGTCACCGTACCGAGGACACCGCAAAAGAAGGGTTCAACCTCGTGGTGATCGACGTGGACGGAGGTGTGGATATCAACATTGCCAAGGATCTGCTCAAGGATTACAAGGCACTGTTCTACACCACCAAACGTCACGATCCACAGAATGGCCACCGTTTCCGGATCATCCTGCCCACCAACTACGTGTTGCATCTCGACAAGGTGGACTACAAGCAGTTCATGCGAAATCTGTATGACTGGCTTCCCTTTGACGTAGACGACGGTACAGGCCAACGGGCACGCAAGTGGCTGGCTCATGCCGGTCACTATGAGTACACCGATGGTGAGTTGCTGGACGTTCTTCCGTTCATTCCCAAAACCACCAAGAACCAGGAACTGCGTCAGTCGATTAACGAGACCAGCAATCTGGACAACCTTGAACGTTGGTTCATCAACAACACCGGAGATGGCAACCGCAACAATCAGTTGCTCAAGTTTGCCATGGTGCTTGTGGATGCCGGGAACGACTTCAATACCGTGCGTCAGAAGGTGCTGGAGTTTAACAACAAGCTCCCGGACAAGCTGGAAGAACAAGAAATCATGAACACCATCATGGTCTCTGCCGGCAAAGCCATGGCACGCAACCACGCAGCTTAACAACAGGGGGCCTGCGGCCCCTCTGTGAAACTTAACAAAACAAGGCCACTAACTATGTCCGAAACTGTCAACGACCACCTGGTACTCCTCGGTGGTTCCTCTGCGGCCGGTAAATCCGCATCCCTCATGGGCTTTCGTAACCCGGAAGGTGTCTGGTACTTCAACTGTGAAGCAGGCAAGAAACTCCCATTCCGAGCCAAGTTCCGTGAATTTGTGATCACCGATCCCATGCAGATTTACGAAGGTTTCCAGGCGGCTGAAGACGATCCAACGTGTCACACCATTGTGGTGGATTCCCTGACGTACCTGCTGGACATGTACGAATCGGTTTACGTCCTACCCTCCACCAACACCATGCAGGCTTGGGGCCAATTTGCACAGTACTACAAGAACCTCATGCAGCAATACGTTGCACGGTCAACCAAGAACGTGGTGTTCATCGCGCACACCATGGATACGTTGAACGAATCCGAGCAAATCCGTGAAACCAAAGTACCGGTCAAAGGTGCCCTGAAGAACAACGGCATTGAGTCTTACTTCACCTGCGTCATTGGCGCCAAGAAGCGCAAGCTCAAAGACCTTGAGTCCTACGGCTCCGACCTGCTGAACATTACAGACGAAGAAGAAGCCCTGGGCTTTAAATATGTCTTTCAGACCAAGCTCACCAAAGAGACCGTGAATGAACGTCTCCGTGGGCCACTAGGCCTATGGGACACCAAAGAAACCTTTATCGACAACAACATGCAATCTGTCTTTGACCGATTGAAAGAGTACTACGGCTAATCCCTAACCCCGCCGTACTGCTTTGAATACCCAACCAAACCAGAAGGAAATACCCATGAGCCTACTATCAAACCTTGCAAAGACCGCTGACGAAACCATCAACAACGAGAAAGATACTGTTGGAGGTGGTGGCGTCCTCGACTCTGCCCTGTACCCGGCTACCATCGACATTGCGTACCTGGAGAAGAAGCAGAGCGGTGCTCTGTTCCTGAACGTGCACCTGAAGACGGACGACGGGCGTATGCACCGTGAAGGCCTCTGTATCGCCTCGGGTGATGCCAAAGGCAACAAGTCCTACTATGAGAAAAACGGTCAACGTTTCTTCCTGCCAGGCTTCAACCACGCCAGCTCCATGGCACTGCTGTCCGCCGGTAAAGAACTGGCTGAGATGGATACTGAAAAGAAAACCATCAAGCTGTACAACTTCGACGCCGGTAAGGAAATGCCACAAGACGTAGATATGGTCACCGATCTGGTCGGTCAACGCATCATCGTAGGTCTGCAGAAGCAGATCGTGGACAAGCGTCAGAAGAACGACCAGACCGGTACCTATGAAGCCACTGGCGAAACACGTGAAGTGAACGAGATCGACAAGGTCTTCCGTGAGCGTGATCGTCTGACCACAGCCGAAGTCCGTGCCGGTGCCGAGGAAGCCACCTTCTACGCAACCTGGGATGCCAAGTGGACCGGTCAGGTACGTAACAAGGCCTCAGCCGCTAACGACGCCAACGGCGGCGGTGTAGCCGGTGTACCCAAGGCCGGTGGCAGCACCAAGCCGAAGTCCAGCCTGTTCAGCTAAACCGCACATCCAAGGCTGCTTCGGTAGCCTTGGTTTTCTCATTAAACCAGAGGACACTCAATGTCTAACGATCAAGTGATTGAAGATCAGATTGAAGCCAAGGGCCTCAATGCCCCACGCATCAGTCTGGCTCACGTACAGTCTATGATGCTTCGAATCGGTTACCGGTATGAACAGCCTGAAGGTACAACGACAACATTCTGTCACGCGTACCTCGACGGTGAGTTCTACCTGGGCACTGGCTTCTCTGCCTGTGTCTCTCCGGAAAACTTTAACGCAACCATTGGTGAAGAGGTTGCCGGTAAAAAGGCACGCGCCATCGCCACCGACAAACTCTACGAGCTGGAAGGGTACCGCTTATGGCAGGAGATCAAATGAGTAACCGCATCCAAAAGTATCAGTGCATCAAGCAAGTTCATGCCGAACCCATGACCTACGGAGCGTTTAAGATGAGCGTCCGTAACGTCCGGGATGTAGGCAAGATGAACCCGGCCGCCCCGGGGTATCACGTGATCTATGCCAAAGGCACTGCCGAGGAATACCACTCGTGGTCCCCCAAAACTGCGTTTGACGAAGGCTACATCGCCATTCCGGAAAGTAAGGCGGAACAGGTCAAAGCAGGCATGAGGTCTGCAGCAGGCTCCGTATCATGAGTCGAGGCATACCGGTATTAGGTATGGATCCGTCCATGAGTAATTGGGGCCTTGCCTGGGGGATTTATGACCCATCCGATCAAACGCTTAGCATCAAAACCGTGGACGTTATTAAACCAGTCACTCTCACAGGTAAGCAGGTTCGGCAGAACTCCAAAGACCTTGGACGTGCTTACGACCTGTTTACAGGTGCACTCGCTGCCACCGAAGGAGCAACGGCTGTTTTTGTTGAAGTCCCTGTGGGTAGTCAGTCTGCCCGCGCCATGGCGTCTTACGGTATTTGCTGCGGGATTCTTGGTGCTCTACGGGCCAGCGGTATCCCATTTTTTGAAGTCACACCCAACGAGGTCAAATTGGCGACCGTGGGAAAGAAAACGGCCAGCAAAGCTGAAATCATCCAGCGAGCGGTCACCCACCACCCCAGAGCCAACTGGCCTATGCAAACCAAGAACGGCGTTACCTCACCCGTTGCCTCCAAAGCCGAGCACATGGCAGACGCCATCGGCGCCATTGAGGCCGGGATAGAGCTACCGTCCTTCCAACAACTTCTCCAATTCTCAAATGTGGCCTAGCCACATCACAAGGAAACCAACATGAAAGTACAAGTCATTCTGGATCAAGACAGCATCACCGAAGCGATCCGTGATTACGTTGCCAAAAATGGCATTGCCACTCCGGTACAGGACGTCGAGTTTACCGTCGCCCGTAAAGGCGGTACCTCAATCACAGCGGAAGTTATCCTGGGTAACGAAGCAGTCGTCCCACCCGAGCCGGTGAAACGTGAAGCGACAAAGCCCACCAACAGCGAACCCAAGAAGAAAACCAAGCCATCCCCTGAACCAGAAGAAGAACCTTCTGCTCCGGAAGTGACGGAAGCTCCTGCTGAAGAACCCAAAAAGGAACCTGAGCCAGCCTCGACTGAGCCTCCTTTTGAACCCGACGCAAAAACCGAGTCGGCCAATGACAGCACGGAAACCAAACCCACCAAAGAAAGCCGCAGCCTATTTGGCTAAGGGGTTTCCATGGACGTCATTAAGTTAATCGGAGTGGCGTTCATTTCTGCGTTGATCACCGCCCTCGCCTTCATGGGAGGGTTTGTTATCTCAGTCATAACGACTATCATAAGTACCGTTTTTACGGTGTTCCTGGCCTTTCTCGGTGTCTTTCTACTGATCTCAGAAAGTCGGGAATCCCGTAAAAACAAGTCGACACAGAAATGAACCGGAACCCCTGAATCGTTCAGGGGTTCTTTTAACGGAGTAGTTCATGCGATTAGCCCTACCCCTGGTACTCGTCATAGCCTTGACGGGATGTACCCAAGCACAAATCAACGACATGAATCGTGGACTTGAAAGACGACAAGCTGAACGTGCCCTTTCCGGTCAGCCCC